GTTTATCTTCACTGAGATATCAGGATACACTACCTTTTCTGAGATTAGTTTATCCCAGTCTTTTGTAAATCCAATAATCTCATCCATAATACAGATGGTTTCTAGTGACACCTGTTTACTCATATATGCTTTTAGTAAACGAGGATGTTGACCATTCATAACTTTGAGAAGAGTGTCTATCTTAAACTTTCTAAGTTGGTCTGACACTTCTGTGTCAAACATGTAAGATAGTTTTTGGTTTCTCTTCTTCCAATCTCTATACACTCTATCTGCTTCTTCCGTTAACAGGTCACCTGCCCACTGGTCTTTAAACGATAGATTTGCAATATAGAAATCCTGTAAATCTTGTTTGTATGTTTTATAGAGTTTACCGAAATGGTATTTGTCCTTTCTCTTTAGAAAAGAATGAATGTCTGCTTTCACTTTACCATTGTATTTGATAAAATTGTAGTCCTTGGAATTGAAGTGTAACTTAATCCCAAGGTACAATGTATATGCATCATATCCTTCTCTACTTGTCATTTAAGTGACAATCTTAGAGTCAGGTTTAACGATTGAACTAGTTGCAGTTGCATGTGCTTCTGTAACTTTATCGTTTGATTTTGCAATGAACACATAAGAACCAAACACCATATTGTCAGGGTTCTCTTCACCTGTTACTGCAACACCACGTGCAAATCCCATACCACCCTCAGGGTTGGCAACAATCATACGTGGTTTATTGAGTGTCAACGGTTCAAATGTTTCAAGTACACCAACGTACTCACCACTTGTAGCAACGACACTTACTGTATCACCTTTATTCATAGTATACTCCTAATTACTAAAGAATGAAGTAATTGTCCCTTGTGAACCTTTACCTCGATTAATTAACTTTAGAGACTGTGCTTCAGCCTCTAACTTTTCTCTAAGAGGGTCACTTAGTAACCTCTTAGTACTTTCAGGTTCAATGTTGTTCAGTTCGCATACACGACATATCGCATCCATTACACCTGCCTTACCATTTCTAATAAGTTTTTCCACTTGTTCTGTGAAGTCTTTCTTACTAATCATGATAATGGGGCGCCTTCATGTTCTAAATCGAAGTTCTCAATCCAGTCCATCATAACTCTATAGTAGGCATAATATGTTGGACTATGTCCATTCATATCCATACCTTCACCACCTTCAGCATAAGGGGTCTCTAAGTAGTCAAGCAGTGCTTGACATTCATCTAAGTGAACTTCGGTAAGTTCGTCTGCACTTCCTATTTCAAGATACTCTAACATATTATTATATGCATTATCGTATGCTTCTTGATGAATCCAATCATCTGCTTTATGAAATATCTTACCCCAATTCCAATCTTGTTTTAGATTGAATTTATTTTCATCATAAAAATCTGCCATTTTATCCCCCTTTTAGAATATTAAGTTGTTCTGATTGATAGTTAGAAATAACGTCCCATACATTATCATAGTATGGTTCTTGTATTGCATCATAATCAATTAGGTCATAGAAGTCTTCTTGTTGTTCGAGAAGTTCTGATTTAGCAATTCCTTCTTGTTCTGCAACTATTTCTAATGCATTGTTGAAGTCTTCACTATACTCTTCTGACCATCGTTCAAAGATTTCTTCGTTATCTAATTCAACACCATCGATGCAAGTATCCTTTCCACCATTGCCATCATCTACTGGTTCAAAAAAGTAGACACCTGCAAAGTTAGGTGCTTCATCTGTATAGTGGATTGTTGCAGTTGCATCAGGTGACACTTTCAATAATGCACCATGCAATGCTTCCAAGTAGTCCGTAGGTGGACTCCATGCACTTTCACCATACACTGTAAAGGTAGTATCGTAACTATCCGTGTCATCGATTGTTGCCCACTTGGGCCCACATTCACTTAGATTCTGACCTTCAAACTCAGTTTGATGTAGGTCATCCTTTCCCTCAAATACATTTCCGAGGAATTTTTGTCCTTCTTCGTTGACATTTTCAATGTCAAAACTAAAGGTTACATGATTTGCCATAATTATACTCCGTAAAGATTTTGATATTGATTACGTAATCCGACTAACTCGTCCACATAATCCACTGGATTACAAAAGAACATTTGAAAATTACCATCAGGTAAACAGACTAATGCCATACACTCATCGACTGGAACTCCTGTGAGTTCTTCGACCATTAATGCATATGCAGTCATTTGGACATACCAAGGTTTTGCATACTTCTCTTGTTTAAATTTGTTTGATGTCTTGAAGTCAATGATGCATAATGAATCATCATATAGACCCACACAGTCAACACGACCAGCCATCTTTAAGTGTCTTGAATAAAGGGGTGCTTCTAGTGCAAGGGGTGTTATCTCATCTAACACTGGTTTCACACCTTTAAACATTGCCTCTTCTAAAATGTTTTTAAATTCAATGTATGGTTTATCTTTTCGAAGATAGTCTTCAATGTGTTGGTGAATACGAGTACCACGTGATGCAGCTTTAGTTGACACACGGTTTGCTTCTTCTTCACCTACACGTTCTCTCCATAGTTTAATTTGGTCTCTAGTTAAGAGACTGGTAACAGTAGTGACACTAGGATATTTGTTTCCTACTGAATCTACATAGAATCTTTTGCCGTCTATTGTTTCTGTGTGAAGGTCAAGATGTTCTAAATCAGTAATCTCCAGTGTACTCGTTTTAATTTCCATAATCTATTTTACTTCTTTTTTGACTGGATGTCACGGTGTTTTTTGATAATACCTACAGTTTTTTCTCGTTTGATATCTTTGGTTCCATACTCATTGTAAACATTAGAGCCTGGATGTGCATCACCTATCTTTGACATTACCTCTTTGAATCCACCATCACGTTTATCTTTTACTGATACACCACTGACAATACTAGGTGCAGTGACTCGTGATTCAAGATGTGGGTTGGATTCTTTGAACTCATCTAACTTAGTGTAAGACATGAAGTGTTCTTCAAGTTCATTTGTTTCTGTATTCAGAAATACATATGTTGGCATATCACGTTCCCATAAATGAAGGGACGTTTCGATTAGTCCACTTCGCAAAGTCTTTTTTGTATTTATTGTAGTAATTTTGATATGCTTCAATGACGTTAACATTCTTAACATCGTCAGGCATTGCACATGGAGGTGCAGAGAATAAACCCTTGTCCATGTTCTTAGGAAGACGTTCTAATACGTCTCTGAGTAGAGAGTCAGTCTTGTGGACTTTACCATATCGATATGTGTATTCGTCACACAATGCACAGAACAGTTTGTAAAGGTATTCATAGTTACCAGTCTTCTGACGTGTCCATATTGCAGTAGGGTGATTGATGTGTGATGCTTTGTATAACAATGCATCCATGTATGCACTAGGGTGTTCCCACCTACGAATGTTTCTACCGTTTGCAGTCTTGTCCATCCACTCATTACCGTCTAACATACGATGAGCAGTAGACATCAATTGAGCATACTCAATAATCATTTTGACTACGTGTTTATCGCAGTGCAACTCTGCACACTTCTTTGGTTTCCTGTGTAAGTAAAATAAATTCATAATTGTTTAATCTCCGATAAGAACTCTTCAACGTTTTTCCATGAAAGATGTCCTATCACATCATCAGTGATACCACTAGTATAACATAAGTCACCGTCTTCGTCTATGGTAAAATCTAAAACTGCTAGTTCCCATAAACCATTTTTACCACCGTATGAGAAATCATGTTTAACTACACTTGCACCATAACCATTTGGAAATGCATACTTATGTTGCACTCCATTGTTAACATAATTAGTATTCTTAAGATACTCTCTAAAGTTTTCTACTGTATCATACATAATTTCCTCTACTTATAAAATAAATGGTTATCAATGGTTGTTGTTCTGTTGAGACTGTCTGCCCAAAAGGGATAGACAAAATCTGCATGATAATGGGTTGCACCCTCAGTGATATCAGTCCACTCACCGTTTACAATCCTACGTGCAAGTTGCATAGATGCAATCCAAGTCTTACTGTCTACAGGGTCATCAGACTTGCCATCACAATACCAACTAAACTGACACTGATTTCTTATTGGCACTTCGTTACCCTTCCAGTTGATACGAGTCTTTGAATCATAAACAACGTCACAGATAGTGTCAGGATACAAGTCAGATTTAACTCGATTTAACACTACGTGTGACACTGCTATTTTACCAACCATAGGTTGGTTACCACTCTCAAAGTAAATGTTTTGTGCAAGACAAAAGACATCACCGTTTTCATCAGATGCATGTGCTTGTTGCATTGTTGCAAACATAACTAACATACCAACAATAAATCCTATTGTTGTACCACCTGCACCTGCAAGTAAAACACGAAGTGTTTCTCTTTCCTTTGCAGCTCCGTCTATTCCATATTTGTGTTTATGAATCATCTTCTTTCTCCCACGGAAAAGGTTTGTTGATATGCAAACCTACAAAAACCATACTTGCCATAATAATACATAGTAGGGTTCCACCTAAAAATCCAATCTCCATATTAATACCCACTTGTTGTATGAACATATCCATCAGGACAGTTGTATTCACCACAAACACATTGACCATTATCAGTGTCAATGTCATCGTTAGGTGCAAGGTCACGTGGATGTGTTGCACCGTACTTCTCTAGATTGTACACATCTTCTGCAGTGTACTTACCACCACTAGTCTCAGCAAGAATGTGGTGTCGTTTTTCAATAGTCATAATCATTCTCCTCCAGTTCGATAATGAACCAAAACATTAGTAGGAATCCTACTATTATAACACATAAACTGTCAAGTGGTAAGAGGGTTTCTGTATTGTGTTCAATACCACCTACACCACCTAACACCAAAATAAATCCTAACATAAATCGTATCATTATGCAACCTCACTATAAGCAGGAGTGATATTACCACTCACAATTGCATCAACAACTTCTACAGCAGAGTAATTGAAACCACCAACATGCCATTGACATTCGCCTAGAGGGATATAACCATCCTTCCAATTGTAGATTGTTGCATGTACATAATCCCAATCGTCATCACCATCAGGAACTTTAACAGTTAACGCCCATTCACAATTCACTTTTGCATATGGGTCTGCATCAGTGTAAGAAGGTTTACCCAACACAGACACTAGAGTGTCGTAGTCAGTATTAATGTACCCTTGTAAGTGGGAACCATTCTTACCATATTCATTTACATCGTATTCTAATATATTCATATCGTCTCCTTAGTGAACTGCAATAGCGAGACCATTCTCAACTATATCGTTCAACTCATTATTATCACAAAAATCGAATTCAAAATTCAAAACAGCTTTAGACCTCTTTGATGTGATATTGTAATTTTCTAACTTGTCATCATCAAGAACTTTAATTTCAGGTTTTGGGTATATTGGATTGTTTATCATTTTGTCTCCTATGCTACTAGTTTATCCCAATGACCACTCACACCTATTGCAGAGTTGTCACATCCTTGTCCGTAAAACCAAAATTCCATATCTAAACCTTCGAATGATTCAGCATAGATGATACCTGTGAAAGGTTTTTTATCCAGTCTTTGACTATAACTGGTTGTTTCGTAAACCTCAGCTTCGATAAATGGAAAGTCATTGTTGACAACTTTGGTAATAGTACCTTCGTAAAACTTACCACTTTGTTTGTATCTGATGTCATCGTATTCGTTTAAGTATCCTATGTTCATTTGTCTCCTTTATTAATCATCATGTAACCATTATATAAAAAAATGGGGGGCATTGTCAACCCCCCAAGAAGATTATATAAGATAATCAGGCCCATACTTTCTCATTCCAAATATCTCATATCCATCAAACAGGTTACCACGTCCTGCATTCAGAGTTGGAGTTGACCAACCTGCAGCCTTCAGAACAGTACCAGTTTCAAATTTAGAGTTGGTTTTATTAATGAAACCCCACACAGTAAGTTGATTACCAGTGTTGGTAATTACTTTGATGTACTTACGTGCAACCTCAAAATAGGTATGATACTCAGTAAGAGTAGGGTATTCTTTGATATGCAGTTCATTGATGTCATCACACAACTTTTGCACAAGAGGGATTAAGTTTTCTAGATTACGTTCCATTTCAGTCTCCTTATTTGTCATCATGTGTATATAATAACAAAAAATGAGGGGCTTTGTCAACCCCTCTAAGTCATTGAATTGTCTCGTAAAATGGTGCCTGAGGCGAGACTTGAACTCGCATGTCCGAAGACGAGGGATTTTAAGTCCCTTGTGTATACCAATTCCACCACTCAGGCATGGTCGGAGATACAGGATTTGAACCTGTGACCACTCGTCCCCAAAACGAGTGCGCTACCTGACTGCGCTAATCTCCGTATTTTAGGTCTATAATCTCCGTATCAGTTAGGTCTCTCAGTGGAATATCGTCAATACCTTCTAATTCTAATTGTACGAACTCATCGTTATAAAAATCATTTTGAAACTGACCATCCTTAATCATATAGTCAAAGACATCCCATAGTTTTTGGAATCGCATGTCATAGAGTTCTTTGACTCCCAACAATTTGTTCATTACTTTGTCAACGTACTTGGGTGGCATGTCAACAAACTCACCACTGTCTCCAATGTGTTCATACAAATCATTCACATCATCAACCACACTCCAACACTTCATGATTTGTTCTTCTAAATCAAAACGGTCATAGTTCATCTTCTTCTTCCTCCTTAGGAAATAAATCGAACTTAATTAAATCATAGGTCAACCAAAAGGATACTCCTACTACGGTTATTGTGATAATTATTATTAACCACAAAAAGATTGTTAGTGTAAGTTCCATAACTTACCCTCTGTATTTGGCGTCCCTGACAGGAGTTGAACCTGTAACCTACGGTTTAGAAGACCGTTGCTCTATCCGATTGAGCTACAAGGACGGAAAGATTAAAGTTGAATTTGTTCTTTGATTACAAGTTTCTCTAGTGGTGTGAGGTCATTGATAGATTCAAACCGAGACCAAGTTGTACCATAAGTCACTAGTTTGTTTCCTGCAGTCACAGCTGCATTCCACTTCTCATCTAATTCACGTTGTTTATCCAACGGTTGTTTTGAATTAGATGCATATATTTTATTGTCTTCGCAATCTCTAATCAGTTTCTGACCGAGTTTTACGTAGTATTCTTCTGCATTCATAATGTACTCCAAGTTAAGAAGTCTATAGTAACAAAAGTGGTGGGGCATTGTCTACCCCTTTTTTATATGTTTTTTTGGATTTCGTTTAATTCGTTGATTTTCTTAGTGATAATCTCGACACGATTGGGCCAGTAGATGTAGTCTTTGTCAGAATCCTTGGCAAGATTCTCAAGGAGTGGTCTGATAAAGTTGTCTAATTTGTTGATGACTTCTGTTGCACTGGTGGTCTTTTCTACAATCTTAGTATCTACTGATGCAAGTTCATCAGCATCCATTGCAGTGAAACCAAAGTCGTTATATTCTATACTCATAATGTTATTTATTACATTCCGTTCTGTGGATATAGTGATTTTACCATTTTATCTACATCCTGTAAAGTGGATTTATCATCCTGAACTTCAAGATAGTTTGCATGTGCTTGAAGTGTCAAGTCAGTAATCTCTAAGTGTGGATAGATTGTAACCAACTTGTAAAGTAAAGATGCAACCTCTTGATGCTGTACAGATGGTAACTCATGGTTTAGTAAACCTAAGTTGACAGTGGTCATCTTGTATTTTCTATTAGAATTATAAGTTAGATTATTTGCAAGATGATTCAATGCATTCTTTTGTGCAGAGTACATGTATCCTTTTGAGATGTTAGGTTGTGATGCACGTGACGATATGTTGATAATATACTTTGTACTATCATCGCACCACGCTCTGTGTACAATAT